TCATTACCCTTGACACCATGTATCGTAGATATTTTTATTCTAGGATTTTTAGTTAAGTCCTCACCAGAATCTATTAACTTTCTAATTTTTGTTATGTCCTGATCACCTAATTCATCTAAAGCTTCATACCATGCAGCTTCTGTTTGTAGTCCATACTTTTCTTTCAAAGTATCTATGTCATAGAAACCATCTTTAACTATACTCTTAAATAATTTCTTATCCCAATTTTTACTCATCTTGTTAAATATTTTTTTACAATCACTGTATGGTAAAGGTATGCCTGTTGTTAAGTCATTCCATTTTTGTATAATCGAATATAAATTTTTTATTGCGGGTGTAGAGTTTCTTCTTTGCCAATACAAATTCTTTTCATCAAGTATGTTACCTATCTCTGGTAACATGTAATTAGCTTGTGCTAAAACCAACCACTTACCTTTTTTAAAATTTACATCGTGTAAACTACTGCATCGTTGTACAGATCCTTCTTCTTTTTTTGGTAACCATTCTTTTTCTACTCTGTTTGTAACTCGTTTTATTAATTTATTTGCTATTGCAAAAGGTTTTTGTGGAACCCTTTGTGATTGTTGTAGTACAGTTTTTTCACCTTCTAAATTTATAAATGTATTTACGTGTGCACCATTCCATTTGTATATAGCTTGGTCATCATCACCTGATATGTATGAGTCTTGTGATCTCTCCTCTATTTTTTTTACTAACTTCCATTGTATCAAACTTAAATCTTGTGCTTCGTCAACAAACATAACTCGTAGTCTTGGTGCCTCACCACCA